CAATAACTATGATGGATATGCCGGTCAAGGTGACATCATGTCAAAGTTTGGCATTCAAGTCAAAGACGATGTTACCTTGACTATTTCTCGTGAGCGCTTTGAGGATTACATTGCGCCATTCCTAAATTCTAGGATGTTGTACTTAATGAATACCCCTCAGGATGATGGGTCATTACCAACTATCCAAAGACCTAGGGAAGGAGACTTAATTTACTTCCCACTAGGCAGAAGACTTTTTGAGATCAAATATGTAGAGCATGAGAACCCCTTCTATCAGTTGGGCACTCTCTACACCTATGATCTCCAGTGCGAGCTATTCGAGTATGAGGATGAGGTCTTAGACACCACAATCGATGAAATTGATTCTACTCTCATCGACAAAGGCTATATTACTACTATCGACCTAGTTGCACTTAGCAATCGTGCAGAGGTTGATGTTAATATTGGCACAGGTTATATTCGTGAGTTTACTGTCCTCAACGAGGGTCATGACTATACATCTGCTCCAAGTATCAAGATTGTGCCTCCACAGATTGGCACAGACCCCGAGGTAATTGCTCTACTCACTCAAGCAAATGCCAACCTAGAGACTTTAGCTCTCAAGCAGCTGGTTGTATTTGATAGTGGAACTGGCTACGTAGAAGACCCAGGCGTCATGGCAGTCGGTGGTGGTGGTTCTGGTATCGTCATTCAAGCTGGAATCAATAGCACTAGCATGGGTGTAGTTAATTTCTCAATCACCAACCAAGGAGCTGGTTATCCCGAAGATGCAGACATTATTGTCTATAATGGTGATAACATCCCTGTAGCCCAAGGTAAAGCCCTCACAGACGGCGAGAAGATCGTTAAGACTATGATTACCGATCCTGGCGAAGGACTCGATGCAGACGCTTACGCGGTGGTCTCAGCGCCTGCTATTACCGGTGAGGGTAATTTCCTCTACAATGAGATTATTGTCGGTAAAGAATCTGGTATTCGTGCCCGTGTTCGTGTATGGGATGCACCCAGATTCAAGGTCACTGTCACTAATATTGATCCTGACGAAAGCGGTGCAGTTGATTTCTATCCCGGTGAAATTATTGAGGGTGAAAGCAGTGGAGTTCGCTACGCTGTTAAGAAATATGATTCCAACACCACCATCCAAGATGCATACTCACAGAATGAAGATATTCAAGAAGTGGCAGATTCTGGTGTCGTTGATACAGAAGAGTGGAACCCCTTCAATCCTTTTGGGGAATAAATAAATATATTTGTCCTATAAGGAGCCATTATGAACGGGAATCCTTATTTTTATCATGAGATCACCAAAAGGACGGTTGTAGGTTTTGGTAACCTCTTTAACGATATTCGTATCCAAAAGAGAGACCAATCTCAGAACGTCATCAATGAGATGAAGGTTCCTTTGGCGTATGGTCCCATTCAAAAATTCCTTGCTCGTCTTACTCAGATGAGGGAATTGGATCAACCTGTAGAGACAACATTGCCTCGTCTATCTTTTGAGTTGACCAGCTGGCAGTATGATGGTACTCGTAAAGAGCCACCTACCCAGCGCTTTAAAACCAAGGAAGGAGAGACACTCAAGCGCGTTTTTCTCCCAGTACCATATAATCTTGGCTTTGAGCTCAACATCCTAAGTAAGCTTGAGACAGATGCACTACAAATCGTAGAGCAAATCATTCCTTATTTCCAGCCATCCTTTAACATCACTCTCGATCTCGTTGATGTTATTGGTGAGAAAAGAGACGTTCCCATCGTTCTCAATTCTATTAATTTTACTGATGATTATGAAGGTGATTTTTCCACAAGGAAAATGATCATGTATACCATGAACTTCACTGCCAAGACCTACTTCTTTGGTCCCATCAGTGATAGTGGTGACGGTCTCATCCGTAAGGTACAAGTTGATTATCATCTTGATACCAAGAAAACCGCACCCCGTGAGATGCGTTACACAGTCACTCCCGACCCATATGATGTTGAGCCCGGTGACGACTTTGGATTTAATGAAGAGACTGTTATTCTTCTCGATTCTAAAGTATACAGCCCAACCCAAAATGAGGACTACACCCCATGAGTACATTCGACCCAATCGATGAAGCTCTAGATATTGAAGTCAGCAGAGAACCCCAGACTCACGATCTCGTTGAGGTCGAAGAGCCTAAAGCTGGGCTTGGCAGCACTGCCAAGGGAGATGCTGATAAAGATTATGAGTACACCAGAGGACAGCTTTACAGTCTCATTGAAAAGGGACAAGAAGCTGTCAGCAATGCTCTTGACTTAGCTAATGAAGGTGACAGCGCAAGAGCATATGAAGTCGTTGGTGGTTTAATCAAAAACGTTGCAGATACTGCCGACAAGCTCCTAGATCTACAAAAGAAGGTCAAGGATCTTGAGAACGTAACAGTGACCAACAACCAAACCAACGTCACAAACAATTCCGTCTTTGTAGGTTCTACGACCGAGCTACAAAAGCTAATCAAAGAGGGAATGATAAATAAACTATCTGATTCAAAGTAATGGCTAAGCACACTGAGAAAAAGAAAAAAGACCGCAAGGTCAACTCCAAGAAGGATCCCAAAGGAGCTTATGGACTTGATAAGTACGGTGATGATGTAGAGGATATGGATCCAGAACACACAGATTCACACGACGGTTCAGGAGGAGGAGAATCTATGGGTGAAAGTTTAGCCCAACAGCAGACTCGCAAGGCAGCTGCTACAACTAGAAGCCTAGCTAAGTTCAAAGAACGTGCTGAGGCAGCCAAGCAGCGCCAGAGCGACAAGGATGCTTTGCATAGGCAAATGCGTGCCGACCGCAAGACCAAAGGTATTCGCTTCAGTGATGCCAGCGGAAAAGGTTACATTAAGGACGGCAAGAAAACCTACGATGCCTAAATAATTGAATGAAAGGCAACTTAGTTATGGGCGCCATTATTGGTGTTAACAATCGCTCTCTTGGAGCCTTTCTACAAATTTGATGAGTAACTGATATGGCTTGCTGGAAAGGATACCGTAAAAGGGGTATGAAAAAGAAAGGAGATCGTATCGTCCCTAACTGTGTTAAGGAAGAAGAACTCCAAGAAAAGAACGTACCAACCAATCCATCGCTCTGGTCTCGTATGAAGTCCAGAGCGAAGAGTAAGTTTGACGTTTACCCATCTGCCTATGCCAATGGCTGGGCTGCTAAAGAGTACAAAAAAGCCGGTGGTGGTTGGAAAACTGCCTCCGGTAAAACCAATGAGGAAACCGATCTGTCCGGTCCTCAGTGGAACAAGATGGTGTCTAACAGACAACTCAAAGACATTCGTAAGAAGAGAAATGAGATTCACCACGAATTCGAGGTGACCAATCGTAATGAAAAGAAGGCTATGAAAGAAGACCTTCGCAAGTGGTTTGGTGACGGTCCAAAGGGTGGTTGGGATCGCTATAACACAAAAGGCGAAAAGGTCGGCAAGTGTGCCAGAGATGACAAAGACGGCGATGGAAAAGGAGACGGTCCCAAGCCCAAGTGTCTCTCGAATGAGAAAGCTTCTAAAATGTCGAAGGATGAAATCGCATCCTCAGTAAAGGCAAAGCGTGCTAAAGATGGTGATGCTGACCGCAAAGGAAAGCCCATCAACGTAAAGAATAAGGGGTTGAAAGAGGGAAAGAAATTTGACCAGTTCATGACCGAAGCATCTGCTGCGTGGCAACGTAAAGCGGGAAAGAATAAGGAGGGTGGGTTGAACGAGAAAGGGCGCAAGTCTTATGAACGTGAAAATCCTGGTAGCGACCTAAAAGCGCCTGTTACTAAGGATCCCTCCAAATTAGACCCAGATAGCAAGTCGGCAAAGCGTCGCAAGTCATTCTGTGCTCGCATGGGCGGCATGGAAGGACCCATGAAAGATGACAAAGGTAAGCCCACTAGAAAGGCGTTAGCATTAAGAAAGTGGAACTGTTAATTAAACTGTTACACGGTGATACTTTCTGGCTAAAGATTTGTACCTACCATGTCCGTACCAGAAGGCTTCGCATACTTGTATGCGGTTGGCGTTTTTGTTGCATTAATCAAGCTGGCTAAATAAAATTACTAAGATAAAGTGATATGGCTGCTGGAATCGGCTCTATGAATTTCTTTTACCAGAGGTACTCTGAGACCGCTGGTATCCCTACAGCTCAGCCAGCATCCGGCATCAGTACTTACGTAGATGCTGGATTCGGTTGGTCTAGGTTTCAATATAGAAATTTCAATGAGGATTATCTAAAGTATAGCGATACAGCTGGTATTCTCACTGCCCAACCACCTAGAAATGGTACTGGATATGTGAGATATTCTGATACAGCTGGAATTATTACAACGCAGCCAGCTCCTTATTTAAGGCATGATGCCAATAATGTTGGCTATATCACTGCCGGTAATGATATCCCCAATGTTGAGCCCTAAATAAATTTAGGAATCAACATCATTTATGGATACCCAGTATCTTGGCAATCCTAATCTGAAAAAAGCGAACGTGCCCGTCCAGTTTACGATGGAGCAGGTTCAGGAATTGCTTAAGTGCAAAGGCGATCCGATTTATTTTGCAAGAAATTACATCAAGATT